CATGGGAATTAGCATAAATTAAACTGCCCCTGAAAGGGGGTTTAAAGAAAGCAGTAAAAATGAAAGTAACTGAAAGAAATGGAACAGCTGAATATAGGAACGGAAGAATTTACATTAAGCTAAATGATGGTAGAAAATTTAGATCAGAGCAAGTGATGAAAGACTTGGTTGAAACTGATTCCTTAGCAGGATTATTGTTTGATTTGGAATACGGGGAATCTTTAGAGTTTTCGACTTATAATTTTAAATAGATAGTATAATCATGGAAAGCATAAAAGAAGTATTAATGAAGTAAATGAAAGGCAAAAATGAATTATTATTATCATGATAATTGGATGGGAATTAAGCATGAATTCAAGACACTTACAGAAGCCCGAATGTGTGCCAGAAGAGAAGCAGGCGAAGGAATAAAAATTTACAATTGGAAGGGGTGTTTTACTCAATTTGTACAAGCAAGGGGATTTACTTCTGCATAATAATAAAATAGAAAAGGAACTGAAATGAGAAATGTAACTGAAAAATATAATCCCGAGCTTATGAAAATACAGCATGATTATAGAGCCGAGTTAAAAGAATTAAAAGCAGATAAAGAAACCGCAAAGTGCAACAGGTCTAGAATAAAGGAGCTGAAAGATAGGATTCTTCCGAGATTGAGTAAGAAGCAAAAGAAAGTACAGGAGGATGTTTCTGCATGGTTGTTATTAGCAAAAGCGGGTAAGAAGTCGACAGCCACCTCTTCACTCAAATACCTTGTTTATAACAAGGAAAAAAGCAGCATTATTTCCTGTAATAAATTCATTGTTTTTGAAGTTAAAACAGATTTAAACTTAGAAGAATCGACACCTTTAAATGATGATTTAACAGTGTGTGAATTAGAGCTTCCCTTGTACCCAGATATGGAACCTATATTTGACAGAGAGGATGCAGTAAAGGTAGAAATAGCTATAATTAATACTTATGAAAGTTTACGCAAAAGTGAATTTAAATTTGTTAAAGAAGTTACTTTTATAAATGGTGAGAAAATGTATTTCAACCATGATTATTTTATTAATACTTTTCTACAGAACAAAGAGTACAAGAATTTGTATAGGAGCAGACAGCGATTGATATTTGATGATGGGAGAAAGCAGGCGATAGTTATGGGATTGCGTAGTAGTAGTGTAATAGGCGAATTGCTGGAAAGTAAGACTTTGAATGGAAGAATTCCGATGGTTAAAGAAACTTCAAATAGTAATCCAAAAGTAAATAATTATCATAAGTTAGGTAAATATTTAAAGGCGGTAGGTGTAAATATACCCCTAGACGGAAAGTTAAGTATGTTGACAGGTGAAGTAGAGTTAGATTTATTGAAGCTGGATACAATGATCCCAAATTATGATAGTGATACTTGTACTTATAAAGGGAAGCCCAATTACTCAATGTCAATGGCAATCAAAGAGGAGTGGGGGCAAGAAGTTGTCGACTTAGTTTCGGAGTTAATTTAAATGAATACTGATAATAATTGGGATAGAGGAATATTTATTTTAAGACCTAATAATTACCCAGTTTGGGATATTTGGCAATTTACGAAAGCACAAGACTACCCTGTGAAAGTTAATTTCAAAACTAAGGGGAAGAAAAGAGCAACAAAACATCATACGAAACAGAAGACTACACGTAGAAGGAAATTAATAAATGAATGCAAAAAGGGAAAGAGTAAAAGATGAAATGGCGTGAGCAAAAAGAATGGTTAGATACACATCCCGCGGGTGGTATATGTGAGGAATGTGGAGATCGCATATCTATATGCTGTACATTAGGCGAGCCTGTTGTAGAGGACTCCCCTTACTTTGTTCTATGCTCAAAGTGCAGAAACACAGAGGAACCAAATAGCTGGTGCGGAAACGAACAGTCGGAATGTTTCGGACATGACAATCCTAATTTTTGGATGAGTAACCAAAATGATGGCTGTGTAAAGATTTACGAGGAAAAATAAAGTGTCATTCAACTATAAACAATTCTTTTCTGATTATAACTTAAAACCAGAACCAAAAGGAAGCTGGTTAAATATATACTGCCCTTTTTGTCATGGTGGAGGCAAATATCTTGGATACAACTTTGAAAGCGGAGGAATCAGTTGCTGGAAATGTGGTAAGCATAGTCTATACGACCTAACAACAACAATATCCAGTCTCACGTGGTCAGAAATAAAAGATAAATATATCACCGATGATATTAGACCGTCCTACAAAAAGAAGAAAAAGGAATATGCATCTAATTTCATAATGCCGAAGAACTTCACCCCAATAACAAAAGTTCATAAACAATACATAACAGGTAGAGGATTTGACGCTGATTATATAATCAAGAAATATAATCTACTTTCAACAGCGAGATTAAGTAATTTATCCAATAGAATCGTAATGCCTGTAAAGTACAAGAATGAAATAGTTTCCTACACAACAAGAGCTATGACCGACGAGGGCGAACGCTACATAGCCTGTAGTCCAGAGAACGAAGCACGTCCTATAAAGTCATGCCTTTACGGGTTAGACGATTTAAAGGGCAGTAGCGTCGTTGTGGTGGAGGGCGTAACGGATCAATGGAATCTAGGAAACATATCAGTCGCTACGTTTGGAACGAAATTAACAGACGTTCAGATATTGTTATTAAGTAGATTCAAGAATATATTTATCATGTTTGATAAAGAAGCGGAAAGTGTTGCTCTTGATTTAGGACATAAATTAGGAATAACTTGTAACGTAGAAATAGTGGATATTCCTAATCCAGATATAGATGACCCTGCTGAATTGACTGTGGAAGAGGTGGAAAAGGTGAAAAAAGAGCTTGGTTTTTAAAAAAGATGAAATTATTTTTCCCTTATAAACATCGAGTGAAACGGAGGTTTTGAAAGAAAGTTGAAAATAAATGTAATAAAGTTTGACAAATTTTAAAAAGTTTGTTATTCTATTGGTAGTTTTTAAATGCAGAAAGATTATTAACACAAAAAAGAAAGTTGGAAAAGATGACACAAGCAACTAACAAATTAGAATTCTACAAAGTATCTCACATAGAGAAAGAACATATTATAGTAAGAGATAATGACGCCCTGATGGAACGTGTATATATTATAGGCCAATTTTATTGACTTGGTGAATGGGATGGAGACAACGAAAAAAAGAACTTGTGACAAGTGTCTCACAAGTTAAGAGTGCTTGGAATAGTGGAAATATTTGGTTTTAACGAATAGAAATATAATTAACAAAGCCCCCTCTTCGGAGGGGCGAAGGGAAAAAATGAAGACAGCAATAAACGCATTAAAACAGTTTAATGATTTAAATGATGTTGAGCGTAGTATAATTCGAGAATACAATAGTTATAAAAAAATGAAAAACAGTGATTTAACAAGATGTTTTAAAACTAGCATGCTTGCACAATACCGTGAAAGAGCTAAGCAATATGATATAGAACATTTAATATAATAACAAAGGCTCCGGAAACAGGGCAGGGAGAAATCATGGATGAATTAGAAGCATTATTTAACACAGCAAATTGTGCTAGAATTGAACGTACATATAAAGCAGATTACATCAAAGCAATAGTGGCTGATATTAAGTCATCTATTGATAATGCAAGACAGGAAATTGAAGTTGTATTGCAAGAAAGATAATTAATGAAACTATCTGTAGTTATATTAATCTGGATAAATAAAAAGCTTCGTAATCTTACAATCAGGATTTGCAAGCATAATCAAAAAAGAAAAGGAAACAAACGATGAATGATAAACAAATAGGAATAAAAGCACTTATAGCAGTTGCTCTAGTAGGATTGATAATAGGAATTTGTGTAGCGTCCAGTGGCATAAAACTGCCACAAAACAAAGTAGAAGTAGGTCAAATCTACTTTGACGACTCGAACAATCCCTTTGAGATAAACGCTGTGAGGGTGGTTTCAGTTAAGGACGGTTACGTTAGAAGTAAAGGAATAATTTCAAATAGTAAAATAGAAGAGGGCTGGGAAGAAATAGATTCCATGGGGATGTTTAAATATCGCTACGAAAGAAACAAACAGCTTGAAAAGATATTTCTGATTAAATATCCAAAACAGGTGTATGCTAAACCAATAAAGTACGACTGGGAAGATGACTTAAAGATAGAACAGCTTGAAAATAAGATAAAGAAGTTGGAAGCAACCATTAAGAAGTTGAAAGAGGAAAACGCCTATCCGTTCCGTTTTTCGGTAGCGAGCAACTTTGTAGAAACAATAGATGCTTCTAACGTGCACACAGCGCCGACTAATGAGAGCTACATTGCAGTATATATACACAGCAACGATACATTTTCAAGCCTATGCGCAACGAATCAGATTCCAGATATAGACACGTCTGCATATTATCTATCTAAGTATCAAGTTGAAGGTGCGAACTGGGGCACGAATCGTATAGAAAGAAATAAATGTAATGACTAATAAAAAAGAGTTTGAAGAGGAACAGAATTGGATATTTACATTCGGCTCTGGACAAGTAAATGCAGGAAGATATATCAAAATTCACGGAACTTTCAGTAGTGCAAGACACGAAATGTTCCAAAAACATGGAGACAAATGGAGTTTTCAATATTTAGAGCAAAACTGGAATGACAATGCATCAAGGTATTACACAAAGGAAACAGAATTAAAATGAAAATATCACTACAAAATCTATGCACTAAATGTGAAGGAAAAGGGTGGTATGTAATCACAGTATCCGCACACCACCCAAATTGCGACTGTGACACTACAGGAAGTCTATGCCCTATCCCACAGCAACAACAGCAACAATGTGATGCATGCCTAGGCACAGGGTTAATTAAGGACATGAAAGAAAATAGACATAGAAAACCTAAAAGAAGGAAAGATGAGGAAGGATGAAAACAAATATATTTATCACTACAGAAAACGAAGGTTTATTATGTGTAGATAATATGTTAGACTTCACTTTACATGAATATGTGGAACATGGAATGCATGGACAAGGGGCCTATGTAAGGACCTACACGGTAGATGTTCCGCACACAAAGGGAACAGCTATTTCACATATAGAATGTGAGCGACTAAGAAATATGCAAAAGGATTATAAATTGGAACTACAAAAAGAGAACAATATGAAAAATAATGAAATTAGAGATGGATGGTATAAGCTAAAGAGTTGGGAACAAATGAAAGGAAGCAATAATATTAAAGTAAAGCTATTAACAGAAACAGCAACTCAAAATATTAAGAAAAGAATGAAGTTAATAGTTGGGCAAAAATACCTGGAGAAGAATTACTGCGAATAAAATCTATTCTAATTAAACAAAAGGAGTAAACTACCAAACAAGAAAGGATACCAAATAATATATGAATTAAAGAAAGAAATACATAATACATAAACAAGGTAAAATAAGCCTACTGTACGCATTCTAAACGTATAGTAGGCTTCTTTTGTATATAAACGGGTAGGGAAAGGCAGAAGAGCAGTTAAGAGGCCATAGAGACGACTTTAAGAGCATATAGGAAGATAGTAGAGGGCGAAGGAAAGAAAGTGCTTGCTATATTTTGGGGAATTTGATATTTGTTTTATTAAATAAAACAAGAGTTGAAAAGATTATGAATAATCTGAGACACAAAGGAATCGAGGGAAGTAATGCAAGGAAGAAAAGGCACAAGAAAAGTCCGCAAGCATAAGCAGACGAAATGGGAATCTACAATATTACCTAACATCAACGCCATAACCAGCTATTACAGGGCAGGAATGACTGACAGTGAGATTGCGAAGAAGCTTAGAATATCAATGAGCACCTACTCAAATGCTAAACTACGTCCAGAAATGCAAGAGATTATTGCTATCACAAGAGCCGAGACAGATGCGACAGTAGAGAATGCGTTGTACAAGTCTGCTGTAGGGTTTGACTACGATGAAGTAAGTGCTTCCGAAACTACGGGGTTACTGGGCGCTATCACTAAGCAGAAGAAGATAACGAAGAAAAAAGTAATTCCAAATGTCAATGCACAGCGGTACTGGCTTGAAAACAGGCAATCAGACACATGGAAAGGTACTCCTGAGGCTCTTATAGATGCAAATGTGACGATTGTGTTCAGTCCTGAAGATGAAGGGTTCTGAGTAGTCATAATTAGGGGTCAATATCTTAAAAAAACGGTAAAGTTGTAAGTAGTTTAAAATAAACAGGTTGAAAGAGAAATGCCGTATACGGAAACGCACTTTTAATCAATTAAATAAAACAAAGGAAAAACATGAATAAAACAGACCTAGAAATGTATAAAGAAGTAGAGGAAGCTCTATATAAAAATGCTACAGGATATGAATATGAGGAAACAACTGTTAATGAAGCAGTTGATTTAGAGGGGAAAGCGGTTGTAACTAAGGAAGTAGTCAAGAAAACAGCTCCAGCGAATTTAGATGCACAAAAATTCTGGCTGGAAAACAAGAAACTACGCAATACTACAGTAATACATATCAATGTTTCATTTGACAAGGAAGAAATAGACTGTAAAAGATCTAAAAAACACAAAAATGGGTAAAGTTGTAAACACTTGTGAAGTAATAGGTTAAAACACAGTGCTCTCAGGAGCTTTTAGCTTTTAAAACAGATGCATAAAATAAAGGAAAAATATGAAAATAGTAGACATAAAAATAGATGAATTAGTTCCCTATGAGAATAATCCAAGGTTTAATGACGATGCGGTAGACGCTGTAGCTAAGAGTATTCAGGAATTCGGGTTTAAAGTGCCTTGCGTTATAGACGGAAATAATAATGTCATTACTGGACATACTAGAATTAAAGCATGTAAGCAGTTAGGTATGGAGGAAGTTCCTTGCGTTATAGCGGACGACCTTACAGAGGCACAGCAAAGAAGTTTCCGACTTGTGGACAACCGCACAGCAGAATTATCCGACTGGGATTTTACCAAACTAGATGCAGAACTTTCTGATTTAATGGTCGATGTAGACTTCACTCCAACAGACTGGGGATTTGACACTCCAGAAACAACTACTAGTAGTTCCGATGAAGATTTTGAAATTATACCTCCAGAAAAGTCTAAAAGCAAACTAGGGGAAATCTATCAATTAGGAAGACACAGGATAATGTGTGGAGATAGTACGAAGAAAGAGGATGTTGAGAAGCTGATGGATGGTGAGAAGGCCGATATGGTGTTTACAGACCCTCCTTATGGGATTGGCATAGTGGATACTATAACAAAGAAGGTGGGGGCAGAAAATCTCGCAAAGAACCAAGTGTATGAGGAAGTTATAGGAGACGACTCCACCACCACCGCTAAGGCATTTTACAACACGTGTGTTTCCTTAGGAATGATGGATTTTATTATTTGGGGAGGCAATTATTTCCTAGATTTCCTGCCGTTTAGCAGTTCTTGGCTAGTATGGGATAAAAGAGGTACCATGAACAGCAACAACTTTGCGGATGGGGAGATGGCGTGGGTCAGTTTTCATACAAGGGTTCGGATATATAAACAGATATGGAATGGCATGATTAGAGAAGGGGAGAGCGAAAGAAGAGTACATCCTACACAAAAACCTATTAACACATTGGCTAACATATTGGGGGATTTTACAGAAGAAGCAGATATTGTGTATGACGGATTTCTCGGCTCCGGCTCAACCCTTATAGCATGCGAAAAAACAAATCGAATTTGCTACGGCATGGAGCTATCCCCAATTTACATAGACGTAATAATTGATAGATGGGAAAACTTTACAGGTGAAACAGCAGCCAAGCTTTAAGGAGAAACAACCAATAAATGCCTAACATCTTCAAAAAGACAATAGACCAACAAAAGGCAGCAGTAATCATGCAGTCATGTGCTACTCGTATTCTCCTTTACGGAGGTTCACGGTCGGGCAAGACAATGATTATTCTATTTGCTATTGTCTATAGAGCGTTGAGATTCCCTAAGTCAAGACACCTAATTTTAAGACGACACTTCAACACAGTAAATACAGCAATCGGACTTGATACCATGCCGAAACTGTATTCACTACTTGGACTTAAAGTAAGCTATAACGGCTCCTACATGTACTGGATTCTACCAAACAAAAGCGAAATATGGCTTGGTGGACTTGACAATAAAGAGAGAGCAGACAAAGTTCTGGGAAAAGAATACGCCTCAATCTTCTTTAACGAGATATCCGAAATGACATTCGATTCAGTAGAGACAGCCCTTTCAAGATTAGCACAGAAAATCCCTGGCTGCGTAAACAAAGCTTACTTTGATTGTAATCCAACGTCTCAACTGCACTGGGGTTACAAGATGTTCATAGAAAAGATAAATCCAGCTAATAAAGCATTATGGGCTAATCCAGATATGATTGCATTCTTTAAAATGAACCCCGATGGCAATCGACAAAATCTTGCAGAGGGATATATCGAAGATACACTAGATAATTTCTCCAAAGCAAAGAAGAAAAGATTCCGTGATGGTGAATGGTCAAGCGGAGTTGAGGGAGCTATCTGGAAAGCACCTTGGATTGATGATAACAGAGTAGGTGAAATGCCTAAGGAAGATACTATTGAAACTATAGTGGTTGCAGTAGACCCCTCGGGTGATGACGGCATTACAGATGAAAACGGAGAAACATCTAACGACGCTATAGGAATAGTGGTTGCGTTAAAGACAACAGACGGACATTACTACGTAATAGAAGATGCTACACTGAACGGCTCTGCTCTAGAATGGTCAACAAAGGTTATAGATGTTGCGGAGAATAGAGATGTTGATTGCATCGTAGGTGAAAAGAACTATGGAGGTGACATGGTGAGGCAAACAATTAAATCTGCTATGCAAACACGTAAGGGAAGGACACAGACACGCAAGATAGAGCTTGTTACCTCGTCGAGGGGTAAGAGGCTAAGGGCGGAGCCTGTAAGTGCTCTGTACGAAGACGGGCTTGTTCATCATGTGGGGTACTTCCACGATTTAGAAACCGAAATGGTTGAGTGGGTAGAGGGAAAGGATAGCCCGAACAGAATAGATGCTTTAGTATTTGCAATAACGAAATTGAGCGGAATTAAAGCAGAAGTTACGCAGGAAAGAGTTACGGGACTTTATTAAGTAGAAATATTTTTATAAAAGCGAGGTTCAAACGTTATTAATTATGTAATTGAAAAACAAAATAAATAAGGGAATAATGAAATGAGAAACAGTAAAGTAGTTAAGTTAAAGAAAATGTTTATAGAAAAGTTTAAAGAAAGTTATCAAATGGAAGGCGTAACATTTGATTATACTTTCAATAACGTTTTTAAATTCAATCCTAGTTTTGAATTGTATATGTATTCTGATTTTATACATGTTGTTAATCCAGTAATGTTATTACATACGGATTATGTTTTCGGACAGTACTATAATTGCATACTCGAAAAGCGACGAATAATCAAATACTCCAGTAAGGAACGATACGAAGAGCTTCTGCAAGGTAATTATACACAGGTAATAGATGCGTTTGAAAAAGATTGCGAAGGAGTTACGGAGTATATAAATCAAAGCAGGAGTAACAGAGACGAAAAAGAAGTTCTACAAAAAAATCCAGAGATTGCAATAAGGAAGTTTAGTGTAGATGATAAGGAATCCTGCATCTCAAACTACCGAAAGAATTACATAGGCAAAGCAAGAATATTTGATGCAGATGGAACTGATCTAATGGATATGGGATACAGATTCTACAAATGGGATATGTATAAAATGGAATTCAGTTATTTTGAAGAAGATAAATTTAACGGAACAGACAAAGATGCTGATGGATATGATTTTCTAAGGCATGTTGAAATTCATAAAGACTGGAAAATGTTTGTAGGAGATGTGGAGATTAAAGTATGAAACAAATATTCAAGACACTATTCAAAGATGAAGACTGGGCATGGGGAGAATTAGCGGACGCATTAATTGAGTATTATGGCTGTATGGAACCCATTGAATTAATTACATGCATGACAATATTACATAAAGATAAAGATAAAATTCTAAAGGAAATATGTAATCGGAAAAACATACAGAAAGGTGTTTTAGATAATTTATCTGAAAATATGTATGATTTTGAGGTTAAAGATAATATGAACGAAATAAAATAGAAAGAAATAATATTATGACAACTAAAGCAAAGACACCAAAGAGAAATGGTAGCGGAAAAGGAATAAGAGCAAATAGAGGTCGAGGTGGTTGTTCTGTAACAAGAAAGACTGGAAGAGGGAAATAAAGTAGTTGACAAATAATTCCAATTGCGATATAAGAGGTGGTGATTAGAAAAATCTTAACGAGGTGAATCGAATATGCCAAAGAACAAACCAGAAATATGTGCAAATTGTAAATACTGGACAATACGTAACGGAGCTGATTGGTGCGAGTTTACGAAAACGTGGACTAGGGCATATGCAAAGGCTTGTAGATTATACGATGAAATAAAGGAGAATGAAGATGAGTAGAACAGAGATCCCAACAATTGATAAGGATGTTTTAGCAATTCTGAATGGAGAGAAAACATTTCAAGAAGTTTTTCCAATACCAAACAGCCGACTGGCTGGGAAGTGCTAAACACTAAAGCAGAGGATTTACCAAAGGTGCAGAATAAGATGCCTCTGAATATGGTCAAGTTAGATGAGCACTACTATGTAGACGAAAATTTTTTAAAGCTAAGTTTTTAGGCAATCAATAGCAGAGGAATAAATATGACAGAAACAAATAACACAGTAAGTAACATAACTACCAATGACGAATATGCAAAACAGGTCGAGAGATGGGATATTGTCTTCGATACTTTGCAGGATGAAACTCACATAAAGAATCAGACTACCAAGTACCTGCCTATGCCAAGTGGGATACTAGCAGAAAAAGATACTACCTTGCGGACAGCTCTCTACAACGCATATCTTTCCAAAGCAATTTACTATAGGTACCTAAATGATTTTGTAGTCACGATGAAATCACTATTGATGAAGAAACCTCCAGAAATAGTACTGCCAGAAAAACTAGAACCTATTCTTGAAAATGCAGGACAAGATGGAGATAATCTTCTTACTGTTATAAATAGATTATTTCAAGCACAGTTATCATATTCACGTTATGGAATACTTGTAGACATTCCAGACAACGCAAAAGGGATAGATATTATCCCACATTTAATCGAATATAACTTTTCTAAAATAAAGAACTGGATAATTAAAACAGTAGACGGTAAAAAGAAAACAGTAGCTATCGTGCTTGACGAATCGTATTCAGAAATGGGTATAGGATTTAATGAAACAAATGTAATACAATATAGGATTTGCGCCTTAGCGAATTATAAAAGTAAACCTCTTTATTATTCCTACAGGACAGACATTGCAGGAGTAAATGCTTTTGACGTTGAGCAGGATATTTCAGAAGGAGTTATACCCCCAAACATTTTAGAAAAGACATTAGATTACATTCCATTCCAGATTTGTAATGCTCTAAGTCTTGATTGGGAGACAGAGATCCCCATAGGCATAGCTGTGAGCGATATTTCGTTAGCTATCTACCGAGGCGAAGCAGACTATAGGCAAGGACTATTTATGCAGGGGCAGGCCACTCCTTACGCCACAGGAGCGACCACGGAAAAGGATTCTCTAAATATGGGAGCGTCCGCATTAGTTCGGATATCAAGTTCAGAGGCTAAAGTAGGATTTATGGAAGTTGAAGGAAAAGGATTAGGGGCAATGGCGGCGGGGCTTGATGGACTGCATAAGCAGAATGAACGATTAGGAATTTCACTTATTGATGCAGGAGCAAATCAATCGGGAGAAGCTTTAGGTGTAAGACTAGGAATTCAGACAGCGTCACTTGCGGGAGTAAGTCAGACAAATAAAGCATGTATGACTATACTGCTTAAAATATGTGCAGACTGGATGGGGCTAGATGCAGAAGAAGTATCTCTAAATTATTATACAGATTTTGCTAGTGCTGAACGAACAATTGAAGAACTTGAAAAAACAGGCGGATTAGTTGGTAAGTCATTATTTGCGTTAGAAGATTATTACAGGTTGCTAGTTAAGAACGAGCAGACTAATGTTGCTACTTTTGAGGAGTGGAAAGAAATGGTTGAAAGTCAAACCTCTTTGATGATTGATTCTGCAACACAAGCAATAATTGACGAAGCTAATGCTGATAATGAGGTTAATGATAATATAGACGAAGAGGAATAAAATGAAACACGTAGTAAGTTTTAGTGGTGGTAAAGATTCAACTGCAATGTTGTTAATGATGATTGAGAAAGGTATGAGGATTGATGAGATTGTATGTGTTGATACTTCAAAGGAGTTCCCTCAAATGTATGCGCATATTGAGAAATTAAAAGAATATATCAAGCCTTACACAATTACAACAGTAAAAATTGATTTTGATTATTGGCTAGGGGAACACATCAAAACAAAAGGAAAAAACAAAGGCAAGGTTGGTTATGGTTTTCCAGATTTTAGAATTAGATGGTGTACGGCACTTAAAAGAGAAGCAGTCAACAAAGTAAAAAAAACAATAGGTGGTGAAAGTATTGACTTTATGGGGATTGCATTTGATGAACAAAAACGAATACAAGGATACACAGATAAAAGATTAGTTAGGTATCCTTTAGTTGAAATGGGAATAACTGAAAAAGAAGCTCTTCAATATTGTTATGATAAAGGTTTTGACTGGGGTGGTTTGTATGAAAAATTTACAAGGGTATCTTGCTGGTGTTGTCCTATGTCTAAAATAGGACACCTTAAAATTCTTTATAATGAATTTCCTCAACTATGGCAAGAATTAAGAGATATGGACAAGAAGTCATATAGAAGATTTAGAAATGATTATTCAGTAGCGGAACTGGAAGTTAAATTTAAGAAGGAATAATTACTTATGGCTATAACAATAAATGAAAAAATACAAAGTCAAATAATCCTACACCAAACACAGGTAATTAATTATGCAAATAAATTATCTAAGGATATTTCCGCAGGTATCAATGTAACTAACTCAGAGCTTGCAGACTATCTGAAAACACGCCTACCCAAAATAACTACCAATATAAACTCCAGAGAATTTCAAAAGCAGATGATTTTTGTCTATAAAGACATTAAAAAGATTCGTGCTGAAAATACTCTATCAATTCAGAAAAAGATAATCGGAAGTAATATCAAACTCCGCGAAGGAATGAAAGGTCAAGAGCTATTCTTCAAAGCAGAAATGTTAGACTTTGCGAATAAAGAAGTCGAGTATTTAGATAAATTAATTCATACAGAAGTTTCGGGTAAAGTTAATACGGAGGTAGTTAAGTTCTCCTCTTCTCTAAAAAGTAAGGTACAAGCATTAGCAGATGAAGGATTAAGTAAAAGTTTGGATACACGTAATGTGTCGCCATTTTCTATCTTGAAAAAATCGGATTTACACAATTTTGACAAACTAAATACGAAATTGTCTTCTGTAAGTGCAGAGAAAATAAAAGACATAACATCAGAAAGACTTTGGAAACTGTCCAAGGAAGTAAAACTAGACCCGAAAACTTTGTATGCTATTCAAGACACTTTAGGTAAAGAGATACTGCTTAAAAAACTTGATGAAGCTGTAGATTTATTTCAAGAACCTGTCAGAGTAGTGCAGTTCAATGGCAAGAGATACATCGTGAACGGTAATCATAGAAGTTTTTTGAGTGGATTAGATAACAAAAAAGTAAAAGCTCAACTCATATCCTTGGACGAGGAGTTAGCCTTACCACAGTCAGCAATTGAGAAAGCGAGAATGAAGGGTGTCTCGTCAAAAGTAATATCTAAAGCAGTTCCTATAGAATTCAATAGCAAGAAAGTTCCCAAACCCGCAATAGTGAATACAGTTGCTTTAGGTGATTATTCAGGAAAAACCATCAAACAGTGGTTTACCAAATTAGCCGATGACGATGCGGCGGCTATTCTACAAACAGTAAGAAACGGACTTGCAAGCTCTAATACTCCAAATCAAATAGTAAGTGAAGTATTTCAGACAGACATTCCTAAGACAATGCGTAGTGCGGAAGCTCTGGGCAGGACGATGACTAACGGGGTAGGCAACGCCTCTAGAAGTTCTTTCTACGAAACGAATAGTGATATTATAAGCGGTATTCAATTTGTTGCTACTCTTGACTTAAGGACAAGCGAGATATGTGGTAGCCTAGATGGTCAAGTATTCCCGAATGTGAAGGAATGTCCGCAGCCGCCGCTTCATCCGAATTGCCGATCGACCACCTCCCCTGTACTCGATGGCGTTAAAGTATTCGGACAAAGACAAGCAATAGCGGATGAAAATTTTAGAACAGAAGCAAGAAAATTATTTTTAAGCGAGCAGGCTGATAAAGGATTAAATTTAAAAGATGCTAAAGGTTTGTGGAATGATACATCTTTAAAAGAGGTTTCTAAATATAGAATGCAAGCCCAAAAGAAATTTAACTCTGTAATGGGTGGAGTACCAATCGAAACAAATTACTCGCAATGGTTGAAAGGACTATCAGAACGAGAACAAGTAATTGCGTTGGGTACAACTAAGGCGAAATTATTTAGAAGTGGAGATTACAAATTAACTGATTTTGTAAGTAAATATAACAAAAATCTTACTTTAAATCAGATTTATAAAAAATAATGTAAAAAAGACTTGCATTATTCATTCAGTATGGTATAACCGCAATAACGACAGAGTTGACGGTTAATTTATAACAAATAACATGGAGAAATAACATGGTAAAGAAAATGACAATTCTGCTAGCAATAGCAATGACGGCAATGGTAACTTACGGGGCAGTCCCTGTATTAGATAGAGGGGATAATGGCTCTGCGCATATAAATCAAGCATTAAGTGATTTATATGATGAAGTGGAAACCCCAGTCGTGACTAATGTACCAACAAGCAATGTACAAGCTAGCGGAACATTGACAATGGCGGTTGTTCCTGTTACTAATGATACAGTTACGATTGCTTATGGAGCAACTACAAATGAATATACTTTTGTAGAAACTAATGCGACAGCAGTGGTTGACAATCAAGTGGTTATAGGAACTTTAGTTGTTTCTCAATCAAATCTTATTGCAATAGTAGAAGCAGACGGTGTTGTAATAATGGGTGATTTCAATGGTTCAGATGAATCAACAGTTTCTGCTGTTATAGCAGGAACAGCAGGTAATTCTATTGCAACTACAGCAAGTCTTCAAGTTGCGGATGATTTCACAGATGCAACGCTTCTTGGTGGAATAGATATGACAGTTACAGATGCGAACATTGAATTGTCTACAAGTTGGATGTATGTAAAGCCATCATCTACGGTATGGAAAAAGATGGAATTGTTAGCAATGTCTGCTGACACACCTACAACTACTGCATCTAATTATACGGATGCTGTGGCGCTAGCAACTCTTTTGACGGCTGCGAATTATACTGATACAGCAACAAATGGATTGGATATTCCTTTTACAGAATCAGCTCCAACAAGTCTAATAGCTTCCGCGGGCACACTTACTATGGTGACTATACCTGTCACTAATGATACGGTAACAATTGCTTCCGGAGCAATTACTAACATTTATACATTTGTGGCAACTAACGCAACTGTGATAATAGATAATGAAGTAGTTATAGGTGCTAATGTGACGAATTCGCAGGTTAATCTAATTGCTATTGTTGAAGCCGATAGTGTAGTGACAATGGGGACGTTTAATGGTTCTGACGAATCCACAATAACAGCAGTAACAGCAGGCACTGTAGGTAATTCTATTGCAACTACGTCAAGCCTGCAAAGTACTGATGCCTTTACAGCAGGCACTTTAAGCGGAGGTACGGATATGACTGTAACAGATGCAGATATATTACGAGCAACTGGTTACATCTATGTCAAGATTTCAGCAATAGCTTGGCGTAAGATTACATTGGAAGCGTTGTAACTAAAACATAAATAAGGCAAAATAATAAAGGAGCCAAATAATATGAAGATAGCATTAAATATAAATGGGATAGAAGAACTACCCGAAGCGTTAAGATCATTCTGTGAGAAAGCGGATGATGATACAATCAGCATTGAAACTGATGAATTGAAAACCTCTGCGGATGTAGAAAAAGTATCGAAAGCACTTACAGCAGAGAGATTGCTACGTAAGGATTCTGAAAAGAAAGTTAAGTCCTATGGCGAGTATAGCCCCGAAGCTGTTACTGCACTAGAAGATGAACTTGTACAGCTGAAAGCATCTCACGTAGACCCTATGGATATTAAAGAAGCAAAAGCAAAATTACAAGAGATTTATGACGGTAAAATTGCGAAAGCGACAGAGGATAATCTCACTAAAGTAAATGCCCTGCAATCGACACTTGATGAACGAGACGCTTTTATCACTAACGTGAAGTTAGAAAAGCTTCTAGTAAAGCAGATTAAAGATGTTGCTAATCCAAGTGCATTGACTGATATGTTGCCACTTTTGGCTTCGCAATTTAGATACGATAAAGAAAGCGACGAGTTTGTTAATATTGATGGCGTGACGCCTATGGAAGAAACTTGTGAAGCATTCTTTAAGACACGTTCCTGGTTCGTGAAGGACTCAAAGGGCGTTGGTGCCGATTCTGGCGATAAGACACCTGCTACTGGTAAGGCATGGTCTAAAATGAGTATGACAGAGCAGTCTTTAGCAATAGGTGCTGATAAATCTAAAGCAATTCAACTTGCAAAGAAGGAAGGTACAATTCTAAATATCTAAGGAAGATTTTAAATAAGTAAATGTGATATTTGCTCAAATGTTAAGAAGTAAATATTAAATTAGTGTGATACTCTTTTAATAATAATTATAAGTAATAATAAATTAAAGAAAGAGGTCATATTATGGCAGCTACAAGAATATCAGATATAGTAGTACCCGAGATTTTTGAACTATACGGGTCGGTAAATAGTCTTAGTAAAGACGTATTAGTTACAAGCGGAATTGCGGTACAAAACGTAAAACTGCAACAGGCAATTATGGGCGGCGGAGATTCCGTCAAAATGCCTTACTTTAAAGCTCTAACCTACACAGAGCCTAACGCATCCTCTGATGACCCTTCGTCATCTTCTACCCCTCTAGCACACGATACGGAAAATGATATTGCATTCAAGCAACCTGTCAATCAATCATGGGCAACTATGGACTTGGCAGACGATCAAGCAGGTGAAATTATCGTCGATGATATCGTTGGTAAAGTAGAAGACTACTGGCAAGAAGACAGGCAACGCAGATATGTTAATTCAGCACAGGGTCTAGTTTTAGATTCAGTTGCAAGTCATGCCTCTGATATGGTAGAGGATATTTCAGCCACTTCGGATGATGCAGTGGTGGCAGGTAACCTAATCAACGCTACAGGTGTTATTGATGCAGCAGCGACAATGGGTGATATAATCGACGCATTGACAATGATGTCAGTACATCCGACTGTGTATACAAATATGCAGCATAACGAACTTATCGACTATATCACAGACGCGAATACACAAAAAGAAATTCCTACTTATATGGGAATGAGAGTACTCGTAGATAAAAGTCTATTCACTTTAACATATGGTTCACCTACAAAAATAAAATACACTACTTTGCTATTTGGGCAGGGTGCTTTTGGTGTTGCAGCAGGTTCAAGTGCATTTACAGCTACAGCCTACGAACAAGACGAAGCCGCTGGTGATGGTGCTGGAATGGAAACACTCTATTCACGTAGACAGTGGATTATACACCCATTCGGCTATACCTTTGTTGGTGTTAATATGGCTGGGGATGCTCCTACACTTGCGGAACTTGCTACTGCTGCTAATTGGACACGTAATGGCGTGAGAGGCTCTATTAAGATTGCAGCCCTGCTTTCCAACGGATAAATACATACACATGTACAATAACGGGTTTACTCCTTTTCCTGTTTCTTCCCTCCACTTAGCAATAGGTGGCGGGGGAGTTTTAATCATAAGGGAGAAATTACAGGGAGTAAGATAATGAAACAATTAGACAGAACAGATTTTGAAAGTTTAAGTAAAGATATTGTGGCGAAGATTGCCAAAGAAAATGGCATTACATATCATTACAATTGTGCTAAACGTTCGATTGTATCAGCTATTCTGAATATGGACGCAAGCGAAGCCAGTGAGGAAGCAATCAGAGCTAGTATTATTAAGCATACAAAGAAAGTAGAACCTACAAAAGAGCCAGCTAAGAAAGAAAAGAAAGAAGATTCTTTTACAAATCCTAAAGACGGGCAAGAGAAACTCGTCAAAGCAGAAAACGCTAAACCAGTTAAAGCTAAAACGGCTAAAGAAGTTAAAATTATAATTTCCGAATTAGTAAGTACTTTTGTTAAAAATAAGGACTACAAAGGTTTAGGCGAATTTATTAGTTTCATGGACGGCGAAGTTTCTGTTTTAAGAATCATTTTCAAGCAGTTAAGTAAAGAAAATACACCAGAAGTAGAGAAACTTTCTTTGCCAGAAATGCTAGCAATTAATAGAAAGATACGAGACTCTATTGTACGTATCGAGCCTAAAATAAAAATAAGAAAAAGAAATCCAAGAAAGCTTAAATAATGGCATTAACACTCATAACAACTGTAGGAGGTGCAACCTCTAATTCATACGTAACAGAAGCAGAGATAGCTTCCTTTATGGAAACTAAACTTTATGCTACTGATTTTCTTGCTTTGACAGAAGAACAGCAGAAGGCAGTTGCCATTGAGTGTACAAGGATGATAGATATCTATTTCTACTTTTACGGAGACATAGCCAACGCAGACCCTAGACAGGCTCGTGAGTGGCCTAGAGATAGTGCTTATGAGTGTGATGGCACAGCGATAGACGATGATGTTATTCCGACTGACGTCAAGAACGCTCAAATGGAACAGATGGTTTATTTCGCTAGTACTAATTCTACTTCACCTGTTTACAATAAATATAATAAAGTAAGTGTGGGTAAGAATGCGGTAGCAGTAGAATATAATAGAGATTTGTCATACAAGAAAGTCAACAGCATAGTTGCTGATATGTTAGTTTGTTTAGGGCGAGATATTAATAACGCAACAGGGGATGGAATTGGTAATATTAGAATAGTCAGGAGCTAGTATGAGTTTCAACGAATTAGAAAAAGATATAGCAGGGCTACTACCCGAGATTCTTGGAGAATTAGGTGGGACTGGTACTGTGGATATTATAGTTGAAACAACAGCTGGGGGTTATAATACAGA